GCTCTATCAAAGGTACATCATTCATCGGGGATTTTGATGGCGACTTTGATGATGACGTTGTATTCCTTGGGGTCATTAACCTTGAAGACTTTGATGGCGATATCGACAGTCTGTTTGAAGATGAAGGTGTCGGGTTTGCAAATCTATTTGACTTCTTATCAGAAGAGCAAGGTTACTTTGACAACCTAAGCGAAGAAGATTTGGATTTAATCTTCGGGCCGACATCAACATTAGGAGCTTCATTCCCTACGGAAGAAGAACTAATGGAGAACTTCTTATGCAGCAACGAAGACTTGAAAGTAAAAAGGATTGTACAGCGCTTCCGTCATATTCTTGACGCTCAAAAATAAGGAGCGATTATGATGAGAAAAGAGAACTACAACCCAGACAACAATATTGATGAGTTGGTATTTGCTTATCAAAACGGTAGCGAAGAAGCTGCAATGGAACTCCTTGAAATCTACGGTGGGCATCCTAAGAAGAGAGACCTAAGCCTTTACTTAGGCAAGTACTTCAAGATGCTCCGCTATGGCAAGCTTGACCTGAATGACAGGGACAGCCGCCTATTCATCTCTTTATTCCTTGAAGACCCTTGCATGCGGAAGGAAATGAGAAAGGCTTATCAGTACAAGCCAACGCAACAAGCAGCGCGGAGAAAGCTTCAGAACCTGGAGCATTCATTACGTGTTATGACGGATGATGACTTACGCCAAGAGCTTGTAGCCATGTTCCTGAAGGTAGCCAAGAAGTACAAGAAGGTAAAGAAGAACGTGGATTTCAACGGATACCTTTACAACTACTACCGATTTGAAGTAGCCAACTTTATCAAGAAGTTACTACAACCAGATGAAATGTATGTAAAACATCCTGACCGCCTGATTCGTATAGCAGATGACCTGCTTGGCGATGATGATAGCGTGATTGAATTACAAGACAGTATCCTAATGAATCTTCCTATCATGCAGATGGAAGAAGAATTGGATATCAACTGGGTTCGTGGGTTCACATGCGGAGAAGAGTTTAAAGAATTATCTCAGCTGCAACGTTTGATTATCAAGCTGAACTACGAAGACGGCTGGAGCGATGGAAAGATTGCCGACATGATGGGCATTCATATTAACACCATCTTCCGCCAACGCAAGAAAGCTGATGCCATCGTAAAAGAAACAGTAGAAAAACTAATACAAGAGGGCTTTTATTCATGACAGAACTTAACGTAACGAACTGTACAGAGTGCGGAAAAGAAATTAAATATACAACGAAGAAGCCGAAGGTTTGTTCAACCTGCCGTTTGACCGTCAAGAAGAAGCCAGCGGCTAAGAAGACAGCCACAAAGAAACCTTCTAGTGGTAAGAAGTTCCCTGATAACAAGAACACTCAGGGTGAGCTTATTTTATTCCGTGCTCTGGATTCGTTACTGGGAGGACATGACTATATTAATCATGGTTATTACTCCTTCCTATTAAGCCCGAAGGGATATCCGCTCCAGATGGACCGATACTATCCTGACTTGAAACTCGGCTTTGAATACGATGGCAAGCAGCACGAGGAGTACAATAAGTACATCCATAAGTCGAAGAAGAACTTCGAATACTACAAAGAGTGCGACAGACTGAAGGAAGAAGCCTGCAAGAAGAAAGGCATTACGTTAATCCGTGTGGCTTATAACCATAAGATAACAACAGATGCCTTGAAGCTTGATATTTTAAAGGCAAATAAAAAACTACACAACCAAATTTTCGGGGGGAAATAACACTGTGGTTAGCCTGACAGATGAACTGTTGGACCAATTAGGGGAAGAGTACGATATGAAAAAGACAGAAGAAATCTTAACAGGGGTATATGAGAACGACACGTTCTACTTATTCGTTGTAAGGAAAATGAAGGAGTTAGCGTCATGACTCAATCATCCATCCGTAAACACATCTCTCAAATGTCGCTGGAGGAAGTAGACTTCTTTACTTCACTGGTAAAGAGGAAGTCATGGATAATGAGTGGGCATGTACGTCAACAGATGGAAAAGCGCGGCGGTACTTTGTCTGATATTATTGAGGCCATTGAATATGGTAGCTTAATAGAATACCATTGTCGGAATGGACATAGTCGTTTACTGTTCCGCAGTGAGACACCGATACATAACTGGGTTCCATGTGTGGTAGTCGAGATAGCCTCTGAGCGTATCATCACTATCTTCTGGAATCATGTAAAGGATAATCACCGTACCATTGACATGAGCCGATACGATGAAGACTTGGATATTATCGCAATGTTCGAGGAGGAAGAAGAATGAAGGAATCTACTGGAATCATACTATGGGTTTTAACAACCATGATTATGACGGCTATTGTAGTTGGCTTTACTTATTTAGCAGTAGGAAAGATTCCGATGGTAGTACTTGTTGCAACCATCATCTATGAGGGCGCGATGGTCGCTGCTCTATGGGCGTTCTATAATTATGTATTGATTGATAAAAGTAAATAATAACAGAGAAGCAGCCTACCGTCCCAAGTAAGCTGCTTTTCTAATCGTATTTTTTATGAATTGGTTGTTAGTGTTATTATCTTCTATCGGTGAATCCCTGAGTAAGCCATTGCACAAAGACGTTTGGTAATCTCCCCGCCAACGGAACCGTTAGCACGAGCAGTTGATTCCGCTCCGAGCTGGACTCCAAACTCTGAGGCAATTTCAAACTTCATTTGGTTAAGAGCAGATTCAACACCAGGAACAATCAAACTATTTCGGTTGTTAGATGCCATGTTATCCACCTCCTTTAAGTTATGTTGTCCAGAGGTGGCGGCTCTATCCTAAAATAGCTCTTCCAAATTATAGCTGTTTATAACAGGATGACAAATATCACGGTAATCACAATAGCGACATTCAAAAGAAGTAGGTTGATATTCGCGGTCAGGTAAAGTCCCATTATCAATATGATGAATAACGAACTCAATGTCCGCCACGATTTCATCCACAATCGCTTGGTTATATGTGACATAATAATACTTTTGGTCTTGGGTGTTTTTGTTTTCATAGTAGACTAGCCCTGCCCGTATCCCTGTCAGAAAGAAGTAGAGCTGTAACTGCATCTCATGTTTCTTATCTGGCTTTGTCTTTGGGATGTAGTCATTGTAGCTTTTCTCTTTTGCTGATTTAAACTCAACAATTAAAACATCAGAAGCAAGACCTTCATATACTAACTCTTCTCCAGTTTCATTTCCCTCTTCATCATAGACAGGCTTGTATAGCTTAATCACCTTGTCATCCTCAATGACATCGTCGGGTTTCTTCATGAAGTTCCAAACGATAGCGTCGCTTCGTCCTGATATGCGAAGCTTCTCATCTTTTAGTTTTAGTTCGGGCGCAATCATGATTCCCATTCTCTCGAAGGTCGCTTCCATTCTTTCATGAAAGTAAGTACCGTTATCAAGGATTAGGATGTTTCTTCCTTGCTTAGGCTTACCTGGGTAACCCATCATTTGATAAGCAATCAGACGCTTGCATTTCCCTACTGATGATGGATAGAACTTTCCAATCCTTCCATCTTCATAACGCTTTTGCTGATTAGCTTGGTCTTCTTCCACAAGGAATTGATGCACCATATCAACGAGATTCATATCCCCATACTTCTCGTTAATCTTTTGAATCTCTTTTCGAATCTGTGCTGTATCCAACCGAATTCCTCCCGATTCTATTGATTTATCTATGTTAAATGCTTATATTACCGTAAGAATACTCCACCTTATTATAGCATGGCAAATGTCATAAAGTCAAAGGAGGTTAAGGTAACACATGGCATATAAGAAACAGTACAATAATGCTGACCGTGACGATGGTGTAAGAGGAGAACTCCTCAAGGCCAAGGACAATGAAGCTGCTCTCGCGAAGCTCGATGGGATGAGCAAACCAGTCCTCAATGGAGATGGTAACCCACCTGCCAAGAGTCAATGGAGCACAGGCCGCGGCTGCCCTAAGTGTAAACATCAAATGGCTTTCAAGGAAATCACGAAGTCTGGACAGACTGTTGTGTTCTGTCATAACTGTCATAGAGAATGGTATGCTGCAGACCTTGAGAACACAACCAAGAATGGTGACTTCATCCACCGCGATATTCCTGATGAACTCATCCTACGCTACATGATGGCGAACGATGCACGCCTTAAATTAGAAGGCAAATAAAGCTTGACGAATGTTCCTCCTAGTGGATAAAAATGAGCTAGGGGGAATTATTTTGAAACAGATGATTAGAGAAATTGCAGAGAGCTATCTGTATTACATTGCTTGCCTAGTTGTTTACTTCATTCTTGTCCACTTTCATGTTCGCCCATACTATCCGCAAAAGCATTTTGGTTTCTGGACTATCATGCTGACGATTGCGGTGACTATGTATGGCGGAGGCTTCCTTATTAAGAAGTATGAGAGGTATCTTCTAAAGAGAGATGCTATCAACATACTAAGGGAACAGGGGTACAAGAAATCAGATATAGAGAAGATAGAAATCTTTCGTGATGGTGATGATGAAGTAGTAGAGATTACATTAAAAGATGACCAGGGGGAAAAGAAATGAATCCAGAATACCAATTCAAAGTAGAGAAGCTTACAGACAAAGAGAAGATTGTAGATGGGTTATTAAGCTCAGGACACATTGTATCATGTGAGCAGAAGTTTGGTCACTATGAAATCTCTGTGTATGGCAAACAAACTGTAAGTGGCAAGGGCGGTAAGCCAACTGATTGGTTTGAAAAGAATACAACACCAGCCATTATTAAGACGCCTTACTATCCACCAACGACTGCTTACTTTGGTACTGGTTCAATTACTACGACTCCAGGTTATACAACAACTGTCATGAATTGTAATGTTTCAGAAGAAGCGGACTTGGAAAAGATTAAAGATGCGATTACTAAAGCTGTGGAATTCGGAACAAGAGAGGTAATGGAATAGTGGGAGAATTCAATTTCAGCGACATCGTATATGTGCCAATTAAATGTGAAGATTGCAAGAAGGAAGGCCAAGCGCCTACCCTCAAGCAAATCTTAGATAATAAAGAAACCAAGCTAAGCCAAACTTTAGAAGAGCTTGGATACATCCCTGTTACATGTGGATGTGCAAACGAAGAGACCACGGAAGAATAACCGTGGCTCTTTTTTATTGGGCAGTTAGTGCCTCCAATTGTTTTCCAATGTATCGTGTGACGATGTTTACACCAGTACCAGTACCAACAAATGTGACTGTTCCATCCACTCTGTTTGCTCCAAACTCTTCCCATGGTGCATTGATAGTGAAGTCTGTATTAGCAATCGCAAGAAGAATATCTTCTTCGCTTACTCCAGCAAACTTGGATAGGTAAATGAATCGTGCGATACCTTGGATGACCGCGGACTTATTCATCACATACTTTTTGTGGTCATTTATATCGTCAGGTAAAACCTCAAACACTTTATTGAATGTGCTTTCTACATAAGCTCTTACTTCATCATAGTTTTCTTCGTTCAATACATCATCAGAAGCAGACTTATCTGTTCCAGTTAAGAGATAGCTTACAGAGTTAGTAAGGATAGAAAGCAAGAATGTGTTTGGATTCGCATCAGTCAATCTTGTCTTCTCCATCTCTACGCCATACTTTGTGAAGTACTCATTGTTAGTGGCAAGATACTTTGCAACTCTTGTGTAAAGATTTGTCTGATTAAATTTCAAGCTTACTGACCTTGTTGGGCGCTTAGCCAATTGGTTCAAGTCATGGAATAACTGGCGCTCCATATCTTCTGTAATCCCTGCAAAGATAACCACTGGTATCTGCATGTTCTTTAGAGCCTCCAGCTTGCGCGAGATTAAGAATTTCTTACGCTTGTCTTCCTCTGCCTTCAGTTCTTTCTCAAGGACGCTGATGGCTCTTACAATCCCTTTAAAGCGATGCTGCCCATCATTAACAGAAAGTATACTTTCAATATCAATAGAAACTTCTTCCTTCTGATGATTGTAAAGAATGTCACCACGACAAGTAGTTGTAATAGATGTAAGGAAGCTCATGTTGTCTTCTCTCAATCCTTTTAACACATACTTGGAAATGCTGATAACCTTTTCTCTATCAATGTTACGTTGCACCTCTTTGAAGACCGCTAAGAATTCCTGTAACTCATGGAACTTTAATGTGATGTTGTAAAATTTACGTCCGAATTGCGTTCCCTCTGTGCCACTTAATTTAACATATGTTGCCATACCAATTACCTCCTGATTGTTTTGCGTTAGCAATGATTTTATTATAAACATACACGATAAGTTTTAACCCTAGGCAAAAAAATAAATCATTTTTCTATTAGCCAAAGGTATTTACAATACAAAAAAAGAGGAGTAAGAATACTCCTCATGGCAATAACAACTTCTGTCCTACATAAATCGTAGTGGAAGTCATATTATTTTTCTGCTGGATAGCAGAGACAGTTGTGTGGAATTTCTGGCTTATGCCCCATAGTGTGTCGCCAGAAACTACCGTGTACGTAGCTACTGATGTTTGTGTTTCAAGAACTCTCCGTGCCTGCACAAGGTAATTCCCCCAGTAGTAATGAGTGTCAGCAAACGCAACACCTGTAGAAGACTGAGCGCCAAGCATATAATACGGAGAGACGTAAATAGAAACATGGTCAACGACACCATCCCTATTTATGTCGAAGAACAGTAGGTCTCCTTTTTGCAGATTATTGACAGAGACTTGAGTTCCTACTTTAGCTTGGTCTCGGCTTACTCTTGGTAAGGTAACACCATTCTGTGCATATATATACTCTGTAAAGGAAGAACAATCAAAGCTTGATACATTTCCATATACAGCACCGTATGAGTACGGAACCCCCAAATACTTCTCCCCTGTATTAACAATGTCATCCCCTGTTGCTGCTGATGCAGCGTAAGCGCCGACGTTCATCGACAACAGTATGGCACCTGCAAGAGCTAGTATTTTGGCTTTCATGACAACACTCCTATCTTAAGTTATGTACTCACTAACCATAACCCGAAGTCAATTCGGTTGTCATTGCGAAAATGTTGCCAAGAATATTACGAATATTACTTTTTCTTTACACCAATCTCTTCTAAGTGTTTGTCCAATATCCAGCGGATACTGCTGACACTACGATTGAATACCTTGGCTACCTGTGGGCGGGAGTAACCTTGGTCAAGTAATTCAATGGCACGTTTCTTTTCTTCCTCTGTCCAGCGCTTGCGCGTAACAGGCTTCTCATAATCAAGCTGTCGTTGCTTTGCCACCCATTCTGGTTCAGGCGGAATGCTATCCATCTCAATGAGATAGAAGTTTAACTTGTCACGATTCTTCTCTGCCCACTTCCAAAACTTATAAGGGTCAATCATCCAGCGATGGGCTTCCCTATTCTTATAAGTTAACTGAGGCTTCTTAGCAGGAAGTCCATCTTCATTAATCAGCTTGATGATGTAAGACTTGTTTCGCTTCACTAATCGAGCCAGCTCAGCGGCTGTCATCATCCCTGTGTGCAATAGCATGTCTGTTGTATCCAATTCCCTTAGGCGATTCTCAACGGCCCTTGGAGACCGCTTTAACTTGCTTCCAATGAAATTAAATCCTGCTTGTCCTGCCATCTCTAATATGATTTCATCTTCTTCTTTTGTCCATGTACAGTTGTCTCTTTCTGGTCTCTTCTTAGCCATTGAGATACCTCCTATTTCTTTTTCTTTGGTGCGGCAACTTTCCTTACCTTTGGCTTCTCTTCTACATAGTCATGCGGCACTAAGCTTCTTCCATATCTTCCAATGAAGTGTTCAAAGTCATCATTGAAATTTGATAGGGTATCTTTCTTATGATACCAAAGCTGTCTGAATGCAGTTGTAACAATTTGCGGCGGGTAATCTTCTAATCGAATAAAGAAAGCAGAGCCACTTGACTCTCCACCTCCACCTACAATATTGTAGTAAGGAAGTTTCTTTGCTTCTTCTGGATACTTCTCAAGAAGCTCTACCAGTCTTACGCATATCCTATCATACTTATGGTCATCAATAATGCTTTCATCCAGTGCGTAGTAAAGATAACCATGGACAAGGAACTGCTGTATCCTCATCCATAGTTCTTCAAGTTCAGTTTGCTGATACGCCATAGCGCTCACTCATTTCTTTGATGACTTTTTCTGCATTAGCCATCTTGCCAATCTGACGAGCATGTTTGCGAATCTCTGATGACATTAAACGAAATGATTTCTGATGAACATGAACCTTAATCTTATGCTGTGGCAATTCATCAATCTTTGTTCCTTCATGGTAGTGTTCTTCTGGGGACTTTCTTTCTCCAGCATAAACACTATCATAATCATTCAGGCAAATCATTAGAGTCTGCTGTGTCTGATATACTTCTTGTTCAACATGGTAGAAAAGGTGAGGAACTTTGTTAATCAGCTTCCCTACCCACTTGCGAACCTCAGGCATCTCCCAAAGCTCTACTGATGTATCATCGTAACCGTGGAATGCAATGGCTACTCTTTGGAAAGTATCAACGCCAGCGCTTTCTAGTTTGCTGATTGCCTTTTGAATATCTAAAACTCTTCCTTCATCCACCATATCTTTTGTAACAATCATTGAATACATGCTGCCTTTACTCATCCAACATCCTCCTTAACTGTCAAAACCGAATACGATGCGGACATCGCTTCCGTCTATATTATCCGCCAGCTCTTTCAGTTTGTCCATAGAATCAAACCAGTAAGTGCCGACGGCGTCACGGTAGCTCTCGTGCCAGGAAACTCTTGTATAATAAGTCTTTCCTTCTTCGCGCTCTTTCTTTCCTGCAATCAGGTCTTCCATCTCTTGCTGTGTAATCTTAATAATATTCTGACCCCATACATCACCTGAGTAATGCTTAGGCTCCCCTTCTTCTTTGAAGACCTTGTATTCTTCTTCGCTGACTGTACCATATTGAGTGGTCACTTGGTCCCAGTCATACTGGATAAGTTCATCCAATCCTACGTAGCTCATGCTGTGATAGCCGCCGTCTTCTTTTAAGTAGTCTTCTACTTCTTCTGAAATGTCATCAGGAAGACCACGA